TTGCAATTTCCATCAGGCGAGTCTGTCCCGCATAGACTTGTCCGCCAATTAGATTGACGGGCTTTAGTCCATATGGGGCTGATACCGTAGGATAAGCCATATTAAACTCCTAAAAGTTAAATTCCTTTTCCGAACGACGTCGAAGTTTTACGCTCTTTAAATAGCGGCATCCTTGGGTCGTTCTCTCTCATTAAGTTGTTGTCTACAGCTTCCATGTTGTCTTTGGCCGCTTTGCCAAAATAGGCAGCGCGTTGATCCTTAAACTCCTCTGGCATTTTGCAGAGCAACAACTCACCAATTCGGACATTATCCGTTTGCTTGATTCCAGCCGTTACCAATGAGCGGTACTGGGGCTGCTCTTCAAGCTTTACTGGCTCCCAACCTTCGCGGAACTTAGACGAGACGTTGCGTTCATCGTCTTTTCCATCCAGAACCGTGCGTACCCAGCGGTACACATATCCAGGTTCTTTCTGAGGTTCGGGTATCGCGTCTGGGCGTTGCCATTTTTTCGGACGCTCCGTCCTAGAGCGAGTTTCTAATTCACGAGCAAGTCGATTTTCAGCCATTTTGCACTCCCGATTTCAAAAATTCCCGAGCATATTGCTCCGGGGTTATGCCTAGTTTTTTGATTAGGCTCATTTGCGATGGGGAGAGCTTGACTTTCTTGGGGGCCGTGCTTCTCGTCGCTGGTGCTACAACCGTTGCCGGTTTAATCTCTGTACGCTCTGAAGATTTTGGCTCTTCTTGCGTTTCAAAGTACTCAGGAAACCTGCGCTTCATCGTATTGTTGACAATGCTCCAATACTCATCCGTGCCGGTAAACTGAACACCTTTCTCGGATTCTAACTTCTGATGTAGTCCTAATGCAAGTGCGGTCATTTCGGGGTCAGTTCCAAACCAGGTATTCTCCTGTCGCCATTTGGCAGTTCTTGGCTCCAAAGGCGGGGGTTGAGGTGGCTGGGTTTCTGCCTGCTGAGGGGTTGCCTGGGGCGGGGGGACGTAGCCTTTTAGCCTTTCTAACCGATTTGTGGCGGTAAGAAGTTTCTTCTGGGCTTCCATAAGCTTCTCAGAATCACCCGCTTCGTAAGCCTCTTTGTAGGCCCGTTCTGCCATATTCATCTCTAATTCGGCTGCGCTTGTGGCAGTCATTACTAGAGACTTCTCGCCCTCAGTCAGCTTAGACTTCAGCGACTGATTTTCCTGCATGACCTTCTGAGCTAGAGCAACAGCCTCTTGTTGTTCACGTAAAGCCGCCTCTTTTTCTCGGCGCTCGTCATGCCAGACCTTTTTCATTTGCAAAAGTCTGGTTTTAACTTTGTCAGAGTATTCTTCTAGCTCATCTTTCTCTAGCTCTTCAACGATTTCCTTGGGCATAGGCTCGCGCCCACGATCCTCTGGCGGCGTATCGTCTTCAATTTCAAACTCAAACTCCTTTTCCTGCTCTACTTGTTGGTTCTCAGCCATTTCTTACTCCTATTTGCGAGAGATACCGCGAGGGTCTTGCACTGTTCCCTCAACAGAATCGTCGTTGATAAGCCTGAACTCTCGGCCATGAATCTTTAGCCTAGAGCCAGTATGGGGGCGAACTAATACGAAATCACCCACCTTGCACCACGGGCCGGACGGAAACCTTTCTTTGTCTTGATAGCAATCTGGACCCATCTTCATAACCCACAACACCGTAGTTAGTAGCTCTTCATGCTGTTTTGTGATGTCAGCCTTAATAAGCCCACTATCAAACGTGTCGTCAATCTCAGGTATTGCACAAAGGATGTGGTACCCAACAGGATCAGGAAGTTGTCTAGCCTTTTCTTCTGCGGTTTCAGGCAATACCGTTGCTTCGTTTGGATCGTCTGTAGACCCAATTAGTATTTCATTCACTCTTATTTATCCTTTCAGAAAGTTCAACAACTTTGTTTCTAGCAATTAAAAGCCCACGAACTGCCCCACAGGAATGTTTGTATTCCTCATAGGTTTTAGCGTTACCAGCCGCTAAATCATCAGACAAAACCCTAACTTCTTGGTCTATTTGGTTGACCAGCCAATCTAGTTCTGTCATTTAATTCCTCCATTTCTTTACCCATTTCAAAACCCATTTTGACGCCTTCGATCTCTTGCCTTACAGCCTCAGCAGCTTCTTTGAACTCCTGTTCCGTTTGGTCTTTAGCGATCTGTGCACCAAGTCTTGCACCATCAACTTCTGCCTGTGTCTCAATGCGCATGCGCTCTGTCTCAATCTGCGCAGCCTTGAGTTGGGCATCCACTTGATCTTTCTGTGCTTTACGTTGAACTTCAGCGGCTTTGAGCTGTAGTTCTTGTTGCTGCATCTGCACAATCGGATCTTGTGCTGCTTGCTGTGCCTGCTGCTGCGCCATCATGGCTTGGTTGGCCTGTAAGAGCTTCTGTGCTCCAGCAGCCGCCAGACGGGAAATCTCAACCTCAAGTTCTTCAGGCATCTCCTCATCAGGCTTGGGATAAGGCACGCCAATCTTCTCTTCAATGTTTTTGCGGTACTGGAAGGCAAAGTGCTCCATGATGTGCGCCATTGCTGCAGCCATCATTGTCTGAGCTTGTGGGTTTTGCCCAACAATCTGTGCCGTAACCGGGTCTTGAAGCATCGACATGTGGACCGTGATGTGGGCTGCGTGGTCCTGATAGATAAACGCCTTGACCGGCTTGCCGTTGAGTATGTCCATGTTTTCAGAGACTGGATCTCTTGGCTTCTGGTCATCTTCCGTTGGCACTAATTTTGCAGCGTTCTTAATACCTAGCACTTCTAGCATCTGCCTGTGGAGCAGGGGCATGTCATAGATCTGAGGGGCTGTGGCTGCTAACTGGATAACCGCCTGATATTGAACAACCTTTTGCGACATAGTTGCCGCGTTAGGGTCCGATACCGGGATGACCTCAACCATATCGTAGTCGGAGCGTTTCGCGTGAGGAACTCCGTCTTCTGGCTCGTAGTCGTATTTTTCGGGGGTGTAGTCACGGATGATGTTTTTAAGCAGCTGGAACTCTTGCTTCATCGCGTAGTGAATCCGCGCTTGCACGGCGCTCATCACTTTTAGAGTTCTCTCTAATATGGCTAGGGTGGTTCCTACTGGCGCCTGAGCGCTCATATCTGACACTTTAAGGTCAGCCGCAGCAGCAAACCGTCTGCCTTCATCAATAATGGTACCCAACAGCGTGTACAGGACCTGACTTGGCTCCTTGTACGGCAGGGTCATGATGTTGTCTTTTATGGTCCCGGAGGCCACATCGACATCTCTAAACTCTGCCGGAGCGATGGGTGTGTCGTCGCCTTTTACGCGTAAACCCTTAGTCTTGAACCCACCTGGTAGGTTTGACAGTGTGCCTGCATCCACCAACTGACGTAGTAGTGAGGTGCCTGACTTAGAGTACGCCCCGATGAGGTGGATCAGACCAAGTGCGTAGAAGCCAAACCCAGGGATGTACGGGTAGTGCACAAAGTGTTGGCGCTTTTGCTTGAGCTTATCTTCCGGGTGCCAATTGCGTCGTATAGACAGGACAGTCTTGGTGTACTTCTCAATAGTAATGACGTAAGGCAGGGCAATCCCTGTCTCTTTGCCATCCTCCTCGTCCTCATACCCAGGCAGGTCGTAGTCCACGTGCATCTCTAGGATCTTGAACCGGTTATCGCTGTCGGCCTTAAAGCCCATCTTCTCAGCAATTTTCTTCTCTACCTCATCGAAGGAATCTACCGGGTCGCCTAGGTCTACGTCTTTGTAAAAGCCAGCAACTTGCAACTTTCTTAAGTCGTTCGGTGTCTTACGCATCACGTGGGTGACACGCTCAGCCGTCTGTATGTTTGAAGCGCCGTAGGGGACGACGATGTCATCGGCTGTGCAGTAAATAGACACCTGCCGCCCAAGATTCGGGTCGTAATAGACCTTCTTAAACGCATTGCCTGCCAGCCCCAGACCCCACAACATCCGCTCGTGCTCAGGCCGGTACTCCACCATGACCTCGGTTAGCTGGTAGTTCATGTCATCCTTGACACGCTGCGCAGCCTCCATCTTCTCTGTTGTTTCTTTACCAATGATCTGCGTTTTGACTGGCCCATGCGCTGGGAAAGTCTCCATCATTGTCTCGGCTTGGAACTTCACAACAGCTTCGGCTAAGAGGGGGTGGAACACTCCACAGGCCCCAGGCCACGGCTCTGTCCGATCCTCTAGCTTCAAACCCAGCAGCTCAATGCCGTCTACGTAAGTCTGCATCCAGTCTTTTCTAGAGTTGACGTCGTCCTCATAGGCTTCGCAAAGTTCTTCGGCTATGGTAAGTAGCTCTGACTCATCCATCTCCTCGGCTAGGTTGGTATTGAAGTCATCATCCTCTTCTTTGCCAGGCTCTAAAATTACCTCTAACCCACCAATACCAATCTTTACTGCCTCGGGATCTTCAATCTCTATCTCAATGGCAGGCTCCATATCTATAGTGTCTTCTGAGAGACCAAGAGGTGCCGGGTTAAGTGCTTTGTCAATAGCCATGATTGTCCTTAGTAAAAGGCATACTGCTGTCTACGCCTAAAGTTGGGCTGATCTTCTTCATCAAGGGCGGATCTAACATACCCACCCTTCCTAAACCGCATCATAGCTAAAGACACGGAGTCTACATAGTCGTCGTGTTCACCTGCAGGAAAGCTTGCAACCTCGTCAATAACTTCATCCGCCCACCTAGTGCCAGGTGCCCATACTCTACCTGATGCAAACAGATCTGACACTGCATTTAACCGGCTGATTTTGTCGTTGCCCTTGTTTGGTGTGAACTCCTGCACCGGTATACCCATAGCTCTCATCTCATATATTAGTGGAGAACCCGTGGCTTTCTTTTCAATAATCACCGAATCGGGTTGCCATTCTCTATACTGCTCAATCGCCTCTTTCTTTAGCTCTGGAAACTCCATACGTTTACGAAAAGCGTTGAGCATAATTATGTTTGCTTGCATTACACCCGCATCATCCTCTTTATAGAACACGCCCCACGTAGTGCAGGCTGAATAGTCAGCACGATTGTTCTTTTCAAACGCCGTATCCCAAGACATAAGGGTAAATTCGCACGACGGAGGGTCTTCTTCTTCCCAAATCTTCCACCATTCGCGTTTTACAATCGCTGAATTTTCAGAAACAGGGTTCTGCTGGTACTGCGCCTGCCATTTTGAGTTGGGAAGCTCTTCACGTAGCGCATAAAGCTCTTCTTCTGACCAAAATTCAGGCCAAAGTGGTTTTCCTGAAGGTAAAAGTGCTGGAAATTCAATAACTTCCCAACTTTCTCCACCTCTTTGTGCTTCTGCTTTAAGAACCTGACCCGTTAAATCTCGTTTTGACCACCGGGTCATGACCACTACTATAGACCCCCCAGGCTGTAGACGCTGTCTTGGTCCCGACGTGTACCACTCGTAGGTTTTGTCGTATATATCTGGGTTAATTTCAGCTAAGGCCGCTTCTTGTTCCGAGTGAGGATCGTCAATAATGAGGAGATCCGCACCCTTGCCCGTAACAGCGCCCCCAACACCGATAGCAAAATAGTCTCCACCAGCGTTGGTCGCCCACCTGCCAGCAGCTTTAGAGTCCGCTTGTAGCTCAACTCCCGAAAATATCTCTCTATACGTTGGCTGATCGACAAGATTTCGCACCTTTCTACCAAACCCGACGGCAAGTTCAGCCGTATGGCTGGTCTGAATTACTTTTTTGTGAGGGTATTTACCAAGAAACCACGCCGGGAGCAGGTAGGACGCAAACTCAGACTTCGTATGCCGAGGGGGCATATTGATAATTAAGCGTTTTAGCTCCCCATTTGTTACTCGTTCAAACGCACGGGCCATGCGTACATGATGCCTGCCCCCAATAAATGAAGGCCAGACACGCTTGACAAACTCCATAAAGCTTTTCTTCGCCTTCTCCTGTTCAGATAGGCGCATGTACGAATCTAGCTGTGCGTCTAACTTGCGTTTTTCTGCTTCAGGTAGGTTCGGTAGCACTGCTAGGAGTGTTGTCAGTTCCTGTATCGTCGGTGCTTGCATCTTCCTCTTTGTCTTTTAGACCTAACTCAGTTTCTAAATCATCAACAATTGGTTCTACATCAACGGTGTTTGAATGTATAAGCCTACGCACTTTTTCACGTATAGCGTTTTCCAGTGACTCCGTAGTTGTGTGTCGTATTGTGACTTCTGATTTTTCTGTAAATAGCCCTACATCACTAATCTTGCCGAGCATCTCTAAGGCTTTTAGTTCAAACCGAGGGTCGCCGCAATCAGAAATAAGAAGAAGTTTGTTAGTAATCACTGTGCGTAACTGCACCGCATCAGCTATTACGTTTTGATCGTAGGTCTTCAATAGCGCACCGACACGCGCAGCTATCTCTGGGGTGTTTAAGTCTTCAGGAAAGTTTTTGATAGATGGGGACTTGCGCAAATCCTCAAACATTTTTTCTGCCCTAGCTTCATCTTCAGGGGTCATATCAAACCCCAAGCCAAGCTCATTAAGCACCAAGGCAGTCGTGGCTGAGACTTCTACTGCTTCTCTAGCATCTTTCGGTTTGTCGTCCTGCGGAAAGTCAGGCAGTGCAACGGAATTATCCGGTTTGATATTTATATACATGGAGGAAACGGGACTCCAAAAAAGGAAGGGGGTGCGTTTCAGTACCGCGAAGTATATACGTGCTTCTAGAAAATGCAAAGGGGGTAGGGGGTGCGAAGACAATTTAAAAAATGGTGATGGGATGTGCAGATTATTGTGTAGAAGAAGTTTTGGTTCCATCGACCTGGCATTGGGGGGTCGGGGTACGGTGGGGGTCTGCCTGGCGCGATTCGGTCGGCGTGGCGTTTCCTGCGAAAAAATAACACACTGTGCGCCATTGTGATATAATGTGTACATGGGAAATGCGAAGCGTTCGACTAGCGCGTCCATGTGAACATTTCCGCGTTACGCGGTTTTGTTCGATTCTTTGGGAGTAGTCATCATGACTAAATCTGTTCCTGCTGTTCCTGCTGTTTCTGCTGTTGCCTCTGCTGTTGCTTCTGCTGTCCAGCCTGTTGCGTTTACCCTGTCGCCTAAGGATCTTGAGCTCCTCGCCAGCGCGGCGGAGATGGCAAGCGATGCTAACTTTGATTTTCATAAAGCTGTTGGCATGGTTGTCGCTATCTTCAAGCCTTTAGTGGATACAGTGCTTGAGCGCGATGCGGCGGGTAAGGTAATCAAAACGGCGCTAACGTATGAAGCCTGGGAGGTAACGCGCGTGAAGTTCGAAGAGTTGGCGGCAGTCCGTTGCCGAGACAATGGCGCGGCTAATCCTACTGAAGCGGCAAAAGATGTTTGGGGAGGGATTACGGGCCATCTAGCGGCGTTTCCTCATTGCCTGAAAAAACCTAAGTGTGAAAGTCCTGACGCTCAGCGCATGGCGACTAAGCGCGAGGACGATGCCAAGAAGGCACTTGAAGCGGCGGCGGGTCGTAGTTCTAGCGAACTACTCGAAGCTCAGATGGCCTTGTTTGCTCAGGCTAACCCTAAGGCTATTGCTGAAGCTCGGGCGATGGATAAGATCATCAAGGCGGTCGAAAAGGTCGAGAAAGATACGGTCGATGCCCAGATGAAGCCCTTGTTGAATGCGGCGTCTGAGAATTTCAAGGCGGCATTGGATCATCTGAAGGTCACTAAGGATCATAACCGACTAATGGATCTTATCGTAGCCTTGGGCGCGTTCGTGCCTGCCAAGTCGTAAGGTAGTTAGGTAGTCTTGGCCCCGAGGTTCGCCTCGGGGTTCTCCCCATTCTCTAGAAAGGAATCACCATGGAAAGCACCATGTTTGGCACTCTCACGGTCAAGTTTTATGCTGAGGTCCCTGTTCACGGCAAGCGTGAAAAGGACGGGAATTATTACACTCGGGGCAAGATGATTACGCTGATGACCCAGCATAGCGTTTCTCAAGTCGAGGCTGAGCTTCTTTACGCTGAGTTTGCTCGCGCGAATGAGAACGAGATTAGCATCAAGGCTACCACTGCCTACTGGACACCTGACCCCGTTTGCTTCGCGCGTCCGTACTAACCCCTTCGACCCCGCTTTGCGCGGGGTCTCTGACCAGTTCTGACCAGTTCTTGGTCGGCAAACAACGCGGGAGAGTGCAATGCTCTCTTTAGAATCCGTGGCTTATCAAAACCTCCTTGCTGACCAGTGCCCCCAGAGAAACAACGCGGGAGCCTCAACCCCTTTTCGTTTGCTAGAGAAACAACGCGGGAGTCCCGAACATTTCCGTGCCGCGCGGTTTTGTTCAACTGCTATGCTGAGTTCAGCATAGCACCTTTTTTTCTGCTTGTCAAGCCCCCCTAATGTTCCAATGTTCTTAATGTTCTAGGTAATTGTTCCAGTGTAAGTCCATGATTTCATTGATATGTTCTAATGTTCCGTGGTTTTCGGCAACAACGAGCCTGAAACAAAATTTTTTCTTGTTCTCGCACTTCCGCAAGTGAAAGATTCTATTCGCAAAATTTTCTACGCAAAGTTCAGTAAGACCGCATAGTTCTAAAAACATAGAACATTAGAACATTATATACTCTCTCTCCTCTCAGAAGGCGTCTGCAAGCCCTCTACATTTGTTCCAACCATCTGGAACATTACCCCTATTGTTCCGGAACATTCCAAAAAATGAGCACAGGCACTTGACAACTGTGTAATTGTGTGCTATAATGACCGAAGGTCATTTGGAATTAGCAACGCAGTTATTTTTCTCTCAGGAGCCTTTCATGACGACAGCCTGGTATGCCAAGAACATTTCCGCACCACGCGGTTTTGTTCACCAAAACAAAGACAAGTATCCCAACCGCACCATTCGCCTCACCATTCGTTTCTCCGGTGCTGACTCCACAACCAACATCGACTTGCCCTCGACCATGCCCGACCGAGCCAATACATTCCCTCGGTTGTACGCACAACTCAACGGCTACAACCTCTACCTCAACAACCTTCACGCGTGCCTGTCCATGCGTAGGCCCAAAGCTTTCCCCCCGATCCGCATTCCTGCGGTGACGGACTTTTGCAATGTGTCTTTCATTCTAGAGAAACAGGAGGCGTAACCATGACACACACGCAGTACCAAGATCCACAAGACCTGTGCGACCAACCGCACCTTGACTGCATTCGTTGCGGAGAACCTGTTTCTCTAGAACGAGTTGAGATTAAAGGTCAGCTCTGCCTTCACTGCGGCGAAGAACATTCCCGCACCGAGCGGAAAAGTTGGTGTGTGCTAACCCCACACAAGCAAGGCCCGATGTTTTTCACTCCATCGTTCGCACGCGAGGCGGCGGTGGGCATCAACAACAAAGGTGGCATCGTCCACGAAGGAGTATGAGATGAAAGAGAGTGCTGAGATAGTGAATTTAATTACCGACTTGTGGGAGGCACAGATGCAAGAGTACCCGCAGTCTGTGTTCATGCCTATCCAAGAGGTTTACCAATGGTGCGATGAAGCACCAAATGAAAAGACCAAGTCGTTTCGGTATCAACAGATTGCCCTGGCGTTGCAGTATGGGCCTGTTGTGTTCTACAGAATAGAAGACACCGACTACCGAGGGTTCCGGTTCGGTACCGAGCCGCATGAGTACATGAGTATGTACGGTGGAGAAGGGGTGGTGCTGTGATGGGCCAGCTATTTTTTATCTTTTATTTCATCGTGCTCACCATCTGCGGTGGGCTGATTCTTCTAAACCTGGGGGTGTGAGATGAGTGTTACAGAACTTGTTAAGGCATTGGATGGGTTAGACCCATCGCTTCAAATCGTGGTGCGTGATGTTACTTGGGATGGCGTTCTACACATTGCAGGGGTGTATGAAGCCGATGGCGTAGTTGAGATTGAAGTTCAAGAAGGAGAAGAGTGATGTATTGGAATCATAGAGTTGTTGATATGTCGGCAAAGAATGATGGCGAACCTTTGTTTGCCATACGGGAGGTTCACTACGAGGACAACGGGATGCCGACTGGACATGGCGAACCAT